CTGCACCACACCGGGTTTGTTGAGGAATTTCCCATACAAGACGGGATCGCCCTCATTGATGGTGAACGTCTTGCCCACCCGAACACCGGACGGCAACGCCATCCGCACTCGCGCCATCAGCAAAGCAGGGTTCTTGAACAGATCCGGGTCCGAGATGAGGACCGCACGGGCAACCCCCTGAATCTGTTGCACAGCCGCCCCAGCCAGGTTGAACTCCAACATCAGGGCTCGGGTGTCAAGCACCTTGCCCGGCTGCGCCAATACCTGGAGGTACTGGTCTGCCTCGGCTGCCGTCATGTTGACGGTGTGCTCCCGGACCTGTTGCTGCTGCGTGGGTGAGAGAAAGCCCAACCGTTTGCCACTGGGGAGCCCAAAGTCCATCAGATCGAACAAGAACTCGACCCTGGCTTCTTTGTCCGCCCAGTTGGCCAGCGCCTCCCGAAAGGGCTTCTGGGTCCGGGCGATCTCCTGAATCACGTCCAGGAGCCCGAGCTTCTGCATCTCGATCAGTGCCTTCTTTCCGGTGGGCTCCCGGAGGAAGGTGTTGATGAGCATGTTGCTCAGGTGGGCGTGGGGGATGTTCTTGATCTTGTCCTTGTTCTTCTCGATGGACCGCTTCACCTCCAGGGAGAGGGTGAAGCCGTACTTGATGAGAAACTTGATCGCCCGGATCATCCGGCTTGGGTCATCTGTGAACGTCTTGTCAGGACTGGTGGGGCACTGCATCACCCCCTCCTGCAAGTCCCGCAAGCCACAGCCCGTCAGGTCCAGGATCTCCGCCTTGTCCGGTCCTTCTGCCAGGTCGTGCAGTCGCCACAACAAGGTGTTGAAGGTGAACTCCCGGCGGACCACATCCTCATAGATGGTCGCGGGTTCCACCTCACCAGGCTTGTACCCCCCGTCGGCGTAGCTCTCCTTACGGGCGTTGGCGATCTCGATGTCCTCGCCCTTGAGGTTCGCCCCTCCGAGCATCCAATCGCCCACGATGTGGAGCAACGCTACTCCATACTGGTTGGGGGTGACCCTGGTTGCAACAGGGATGTGCCGGGCGACCTGCTGGGCGAACCACTCGGAGTCCTTGCCCTTGAGGGCCACCGAGTCGATCACCACGTCGATGTCCTTCACAGGGTACTTCTTCCCCGTGGGGTCCATCACAAAGTTCCTGACGGCACCCCCCACAACATACACCGAGCGGGACACGCCCAACTGCTTGGCGAGGTCAGACAAGAACTTGATGAGAGCCAAAGAAGCGTCGTGCTTCATACTGCCCCCTGCTTTCTCGCCAGGTAAGCGAGTCGAGCCTGACGCATCCGTTCCTTCTGCTCGGGCGTCCGCTTCTTGCCCCTGTTCTGGGCGGCGGTCTTCTCCATCACCTCGGGAGGTCGTGCCCGACCTCTCAGGGTTTGGCTCATCAGGGCCTTGGTCGCCTCCGAATGCTTCCTCCCCGTCTGAGCTTTTCGGATCTTCTCGCAGGCTTCGGGGGGCAGTCTCCTTCCCGTCGAAGCCACACGCAGTTTCTCCCTTGTTTCCACCGAGGGTGTCCGCCCAACCCTCGACAGGCTCATCTTGGCCTTCGTCTCCATCGAGTGCGTGGTGCCCAGCTTGGCCTCACGCATCGCTTGCAAGGAGGCTTGCGTAAACACGGGGCCTGTGCCGTGTTGTGCCTCGTACTCACGGCGAACCTTCTGGGCGGCCTCCATTGACGCCCGATGAGATTCTGAAAGGAGCACCCCTTGATGAGCAGCACTCATCCGCTGACGGGCCTGTTCTGTGGGCTTCCCGTTTGCCCCGCCTTCCTTGAGGTTGTAGCCCCCTGGTGAGAGCGTGTTCAGCTTCTCGATCCAGTCCTGCTCCAGCCGGTCCAACGAAGGGGCATCCTCTGCCAAAGCCAGAGGCACCAGGTCAAAGTCGTCAGCCCCGTACTTCTGAATCGCCGCCCGCAAAGCATGGCAACGACCATAACGATGGGCTCGCCACCGGGCCTCGATGTCCTGCGTCGTCTGCCCGACGTAGCCCTTCTGACTTGTTCGACTGAGGGCGAGGTACACGAGGCCGTAGCTCATGTGGCCCTCCTGTCCTTGATGGGGTGGTCGATCACGAAGTTACGGACGGCACCACCCACAACGTAGATGTGCTGGCCCACCCCTAGCTGACGAGCAAGATCCGAGAGGAACTTGATCAGTGCCAGGGAGGCTTGGCTGGTCATGGCGGTGTGCGTGTGTCCCAAGGTGCGCTCCTCGTCCTCTACCTCCCCCAGGTCATAGGCAAATGAACGAAGGCGTCAGATCAGTACCGGCTGGTCCCGTCTTCCTTGGGTTTCGTGTACTTCAACCCCAGGTGCTCCGCGATCTTCAGCACAAGGTCGCTGTTCTCACCAAGGGCCGAGCCGACGGAGGTGTAAGCCCCTCGCAACACCTCGTTGAACGTGGCGTCGTTGATGGTGCCCACGTCCTTCTTCAGCTTCTCGTAGACCGTCACCGGGTCGAGGTTGAGGAGGTCGAGGATGGTGTCGATGTCGAGCGAGCCCTTCTGGTAGAGGTTGAACAGGGCATCGAACGTCTCGTTGTTGTCCCGCAGGGCGAGTCGGGTGAAGGACAACGCAGGGACGATAACCTCCAGGTTTCCATCCTCGTCCTCCTCGACGAAGCCCATCCGGGCACACATCGGACGGAAGAAGTTGTTCTCCACCAGGTCTTGCAACACCTCCCGCATCAGCATGAAGCGGGTGTTGATCACCTCCAGGTGGATGCGGTCGCCGGAGTAGCTGGACTCACCCGAGAGCAGGCTCTCCGTCATACCGAGGCCCGCATACATCAACTGGTTGGTGTGGTCGAAGACCCACGACCAGTCGGGAAGTCGCTGGTCCGCCCCCATCTCCTCCCAGGTGACCTGGAAGTTGGTGATGATGGAGAAGTCCGGGTCCTGGAGGGCCAGGTCCACCTGCTCGCGGAGTTCTTCCACCTGTTCGGCATTCATGTCCTCGGCGTAGATGACCCGCATGGGGGTCATGTGCCTGGAGGCGATGCTGGTCAGGCTCTGGCGGACCTTGTCCCGGAAGATCAGGGTACGCAGACACCGACCGAGGATGCTCTTGCCCCGAGCCTCGTACTGGGACTTCTTCCGGGCCATGTAGTAGACGAAGCTGCCCGCATCGGGATCGGTGTTCAGGGGGATGTTTCGCCCCTCTGAGATGGCAGCCACCACGTCCTGGGGCATCGACCGGACCACCCTCTGGGCGTGGGCATCCCCCTGTTGTGCCCGGTTGATAACCGACCGGGTTTTCGAGTCTGGGATGAGTTCGATCAGCTTCTCGTCGGTGAACGGGAAGCTCTCCATCTGAATCTGCTCGGGGGGAAGGACCCGAACAGCAGACCACCCCTGGTAGTTCTTCTTGAGCCAGGCCAAGGATCGTTCCGAGGCGTCCTCCCGACGGGTCACCCGTTCCCGGATCTCCCCCTCTGCCGTGACCTCACGAATGACCTCATGCTCCACATCCGGGGGCATGTCCGGGGACGTGTCCTCGCAGAAAATGAACGCCTCACCCAGGAGGTTCCACTCATGGCTGATCTCCATCAGCCGGTGGAGAAGGCCGATCTTCTTGGCCCACCGCTCACAGAACCTCAGAGACGCCTCTGCGATCTTGCGGTTCCTGGCCTTTGGCATCCGCAGCCGGACCTTCGACAGGGGAAGCTCGTCGAGGAGGTCGATGGCCTGACCCACAAAGGGGTCATAGTCGTAGAAGAAACGGTAGAAGTTCCGCTTCTCGTCGTCGCTCTGGGGGAGTTCGAGGAAGTCGGTGGAAAGCTCGGGCGAGTAGAAGTTCCCACCCATCCCCATCGCGGAGCCGCCCGTAGCAGGAAACGCCACCTTCGCCCGCATGGACGAGGTGATGACCTTGGAGGGCTTGCCCACCGTGACGCCTTGGCGTTCGGCGATCTTGCGTACCTCGACCGTGTTCTCAGGGTCGTTCTTACGTGCCATCAGTCAGCCTCCACGGAAACAGGAGCAGGCCGCTGAGGCGGGGGCTTGGGCTTCTCCTTACCACGCTTCTGGTCCTCGGGCAGCAGGTCGGGATCGGTCGTGTCCCAGGAGGGCTGCATGTTGCCCACCCCCTCTACAATGCTCACAGCCCCCCGCAACTGGGTGACGATGTTCCGGGCACGCCGACGAATCACGGAATCTGCATCTGGGGCCACACCCTGGGCCACCAGCAGAGCTTTCCGCAAAGACTGGGCAGCCGCACGCAGATGCCGTTGCATCTCCCT